AAGCATAGCTTCTTCAATGGCATGGGGACTTGGCTACTTTGGTATGCCTCATATAATTGTTCGTTTTATGGGTATCCAAGATGAGAATAAGTTAAAATTATCAAGAAGAATAGCAACTGTATGGGTTGTTATCTCTATGGCAATAGCTCATAACGCTGTTAGTCAAGTGGTATTCATCGAAGAACCGATTATCATGCATCCGCATTACAATTATACTCATGAACGAAACAATCAAACGCATTATGACTATGGCGGTGAGATCACCGTGGTATAAGGGGGATATATGGATATAATCACAATACTGTTGATCAGCGGACTAAATTTAGTCTGCTTTTTTGTTGGTTCAAAGGTAGGTAGAGCCATTGTCAAAGGTGAAAAGATCGAAGTGCCAAACCTAAACCCCATTGATGCTGTGCGCGAACACAGGGCACAAAAGGAAGCGCAGAAGCAGGCTGAATGGGAGCAAATACGCCTTAATACCATCATGGAGAATATCGATAACTATGACGGTACAGACAGAGGGCAGAAAGATATCCCGAGGGGGTGACTAATTGGATATTACAGAAATCAAAGAAACCCCGATTTGGGGGCTATACGAAAAGGGCAGAAACTATCACAGAAGAGTAGGTATATACGTTGATACGGATCGAAATTACCGTATGTACAACGGTAATCAATGGGAAGGGGCAAAGCTCGGGGATGTTGAGCCGGTGCAAAAGAACTTCATCAAACCCATTGTAAAGTATAAGGTATCGGTCATACACGATAATCTTTATGCGATCAATTACTCTTCAATGAATTTTGAAAACCAAGAGTTTCACCGCACAGCGGAAAAGTGCTGCGAATTGCTCAACGGATACGCGGCAAGAGTTTGGGAACGTGACAAGATGGATTTCAAAGGAAGGCGCGTCACGAAAGACAGCGCGATCAATGACGAGGGCATTATTTACGTTAACTTTGACAAGGAAAAGATGTTCCCTGTCAATGAGATCGTAAAGAAGAATGATATCTATTACGGCAACGAAAATGATGATGATATCCAGGCGCAGCCGTATATCCTTATACGCAAGAGGATGCCGCTTGTCAACGCTATCGAGCTTGCACTTTCCGAGGGCATGAGTGATGGCAAAAAGGATTTGATCATCCCGGACAATGACACGTTTGAGGAAAGCGGAGAAGCTGCCAAAGAAGAGGTCGATAATCAAGTAACCATTGTGTACAAGATGTACAAGAAGAATGGCACTGTTCATTTTTCCGCAGCATCTAAGCTTGTCACTATCGTAGAAGATGTTGACACCGGGCTTTCGCTCTATCCTGTTGCACATTTTAACTGGGAAGAAAAAGAAGGGTCGGCAAGGGGTGAGGGCGAGGTAAGATATCTGATCCCGAACCAAATAGAAGTAAACCGTACCGAGGTCAGACGCGTGCTGACGGTGAAATATCAAGCATTTCCGCAAAAGGTTGTTAACATTCACAAGATCACCAATCCGCAGGAGATCAATCGCGTAGGCGGCATTATCAAGACAAACGATCAGACAGTAGACGATGTAAAAAAGATCATCGGTACTATTCCCCCTGCGCAAATGTCACCCGATGTCAAGGAGCTGCAAGAATCACTTATACAGACAACGCGCGATTTGGCAGGTGCAGGTGATACGGCAACAGGGCAAGTCAATCCCGAAAGCGCATCAGGGCGCGCCATTCTCGCGGTACAGCAGGCATCGCAAGCACCTATGACCGAGCAAAAGGAAAGCTTCAAAAACTTCATTGAGGATTTGGCTAGAATTTGGCTTGAATATCTGATTGTATATGCGGAAAATGGCGTAAACCTAGAGGAAAAGACGGTTGATCCTTCCACCGGGGAAGAAGTCATACAGATGGTGAATGTGCCGCAGAGCGTATTACAGCAATTGCAGGCTACCGTCAAGATCGATGTGACCCCCAAGGGCGTATACGATAAATTTGCACAAGAACAAACCATCGAAAACCTACTCTTGCAAGGGCTATTGTCCGCACAGAGGGTGGGAGAACTGGATGTATATGCTGAAATCCTTGACGATGATTCCGTTGCCCCGAAAATGAAGATCAAGGAAGCGGTAAAGCACATTAAGGAAGAACAGCTCAAGATTGCAAAGATCGAAGCGAAGGCGCAGGCAATGATGCAAAATGCAAATCAATTCTTAATGGGAGATATTGACGAGCAGGCATCCCAAGTGGCAGATGCGCAAATGCAGCTTTCTATGATGCAAGGAAATGCCCCCACGGCTAAAAATCCTGCCCCCCGAGGGCGAAGAAGAAGCCCTAGAGGAACAAGAACCCATCGAAGAATAATAACACCTTAAACGGCGTTATTTTGCTTATACGTGACCATGCGTGAAGTCGATAAACTCAAACGGAATATGGGAAACAAACCCGATCAAAAATAGGAAGGATAGTTTGTATGGAAAACAACGAAAACCTTGTGACAAATGTTACTGAAAACGTGGAGAACACCACAGAAGAAACCCAACGAGAAGAGAAGAAATATACCCAGGCAGAGGTGGATGCGATCGTTGGCAAAGCCAAGGCACGCGCCAAGGCAAGAGTAGAAAAGGACTATAACCGTAAATACGGTAGCCTTGTGAATACTCTGCAAGTGGGCACGGGCATTGGCGAAGATAAGAGTGTCGAAGAACTTGACAATTCGCTGCAAAAATATTACGAAACAAAAGGCGTCAAGATCAAGAAAACTCCCAAATATTCTACAAAGGATATTGAAACGCTTGCCAAGGCAGAAGCAAGCGAGGTTATCGATGCCGGATATGAAGAGGTATGCGAAGAGGTTGATCGCCTTTCCGAGATCGGCGCTGAGAACATGACCGAAAGAGAAAAAGCGGTATTTAATGAACTTTGCAAGCACAGACAAAATGCGGAGAGAAAAAACGAGCTTTCCAAAATCGGTGTTTCCGAGGAGATTTACAACAGCCCCGAATTTCGTGAGTTTGCAGGTATGTTCCGTTCTGACATTCCCATTACCCAGGTCTATGACCAATTTACCAAAACACAACCCAAGAAAGAAATCAGAACAATGGGAAGTATGAAGAATACCACATCGGATGATAAGGGTATTAAAGATTATTACACCTATGAAGAAGCTGTACGGTTTACCAAGCAGGATTTTGACAAGAACCCTGCCCTACTCCGCGCGGTTGAAAATTCCATGTCGAAGTGGAGATAAAGCATACTTCCAAGCCATGAAAGGAAGGTAAAAAAATATGGCAGTAACTCATTTTATTCAGACAATATGGTCGAAGAAGATTCAGGATGATCTTGAACTCAAATGCAAACTCGTAGACAACTGTCTGCGATCCTATGAAGGTGATTGCAAATTTGCAAGAACCGTAAAGATTTTGGGCGTTGGTGAGCCTACTATCTCTGTATATGATGGCTCTACTCCCTTGCAGTACCCTAAAATGACCGACAGAGGACAGGATTTGGTGATTGACCAGGGTCGATCCTTCTCCTTCTTTGTTGACGATATTGACCAGGCACAGAGCGTACCCGGTTTGAAGGAAGAGTATCAGCGCAAATCTTCCCACGGTCTTGCTATTGCAGCTGATACCTATGTCGCAAATCTGATCAAGGGCGTGACTTCCAACGTAACCACCGCTTCTGCAAAGAGCGAGGAAGCATTCAAGAAGGCTGTGGATGAAGCAATTGTAAAACTGCGTGAGCGTGATTTTGACGAAGAGGGCGTAATCGAAATTACCCCTGCTTACTATAATCTGTTCAAAAACTATCTGATCACTACCTCTACAAACAACCCCGAGCTGATCGCAAAGGGCGTTGTCGGCAAGTATGATACCTTCGATGTAATCATGTCTAACAACATGGCAAAGGACACTACCAACGTGTATATGTCTGTACGCGGCAAGAAGGCAATTGCATTTGCCGGACAAATCAACGAAGTGGAAGCACAGCGCAGCCGCGACTATTTCGGTGACGAGGTACGCGGTCTTTATACCTTCGGTGCAAAGGTTATTGACGAAAAACGCATCCA